AGTTACTTCAACCATCTGATCTACTGATACCGTCATTCAATCCACCCTTACGCTGACGCTCTATTATTTGAGTTATTTGGTCTTTGGTAAGTAGGCTTACAACCTGACGTGCTTTGTCCTGGCTGTATCCATAATAATCCATGACAGCTTCGACTTCTTCATCAGGTTGCGCTTTAAACCACTTGCTAAAACGCTTTTTCTTTCTTACGATATTTATAAGAAAGTCAAATTGCATTTTGTTCTCTAAGTGGTGGTGACGGTTCATCTCGTTAGCTAGATACACTGTGTCTATAAAGAACGACAGTCCTCTGTTAACAAGATAGGGTGGATATAGCTTCTCAGCTAGTTCAGGGTTGTCGCTATCTTCGATTACGTTTTGTTTTGTATCGTTGATAGCGTTCAAGTAGTCAAAAGGATTCATACCCAGTCAACTTCCATCATCAGCTCAGTCATACAAGCTACGTTGTTGATTTCGTGATCAGCTACAAACGCAGCTTTGTATTGATAGTCAGCAAGCGTGACTACTAACTGAGGAATGCTTTGAGGTTTGACATATTGTGAAGCGTTGTCATACAGTTGTCGATATAGCTGAGCAGTATCCATATCCTTATGATCAGCAATCCACTTACGCATATCAACAAACTTCTTACTCTTTAAGATACCAACAAGGTCCTGTATGTTACTGCTGTGGTTAGCAAGTATACCGCTATCAATACTACCGGTAGCACTGTACCTTTGCAGTTCGTTGATTACACGCCTAAAATCCGGGAAGTATAAGGTGATAAGCTCAGCTAGGGTCTTCTGATCATATGAGACGTTTTCGTCGCTTAGAATCGCTTTGACACGCTTAAACAGCTGGCTAGCCATAGAGGCTTTGTCTTTACCGTTTATCTTGAACTCAATCACACTGCATCGAGAGTGTAGGGGATCAATGATACGGTTCTTAAAGTTGCAGGTGAGAATGAACCCACAGTTCTTACTATACTCCTCCATAAAGTTACGAAGGGCAGGTTGAGTAGACTGTGGGTTCAGATAGTCAGCCTCATCGAGGATGACGTACTTACGATTACCTGTAAAAGAGATAGTCGATGCGAAGTCTTTGATCTCTGTGCGAAGAGTATCGATGTTACCATTCATTGATCCATTGATCACAATGTAGTCGACATTAAGTTGCTCACACATAGCACGAGCAATTGTTGTCTTACCTACACCAGGACCTCCAGACAGTAGGAGGTTAGGAATGTTATCTTGATCTACAAACTGCTGAAAGGTTTGCTTCAGCTCGTCTGGTAGAATTGTATCGCTAATGGTCTTAGGTCGATACTTTTCGACCCACAAGAAATCTTTTGACATCACATACACTCATAATATAAAAAAGTAATTAGCTTTTCAGGCTGTATAGTGCGACACCACATGCACCAACGGTCAGCAGCAAAAACCACAATGCTAATGCTCCCATAGCTTCCTCCTTATCCTTGTCCGCGATACTTCTTAAAGCTACGCTTAGCAGACTTGTTCATAGAACTCTTCTTTACTTTGCCTCGGCCGATGCTGGTACGCTTATGGTTACCATCACGGCTCATGTTTACTCCTAGGATGTTACTCCCAACTTTCTTAGCCAACCTTACTGTCCTCCAAAGTACGATGAACCTTCCATAGCAATCCAGTATGTTAAAGATCCATCCGTTAATTTAAATTGCGCTAACCTCTGTGTAGAGATAGTCACATTATATGTTCCAGCAATTAGTTTAAGGTTCTCTACTTTGAATACAACCTTAAACTGTTCGCTTGTCTTACCGACCTCATAAGAAAACTGATGAGCAGTTGTGTTCTTAGTGTTGGTTGCAAGCACCTTGATTGTTTCACCATCACCCTGAATGATAAGCTCAGGCAGACCCATTACAGATGCTCCTTGTAGTAAGTGCTTCAATACTTTATCACCAAGATCAAACTTAATTGGTTGGTCTGGTAGAGTTACTGCTTTGTCAGGTGGTATGGTAACCATCGACTTATCAGCATAGAAATAGTGACTACTGGCTTTGTTATCATCGCTAATAGAAACGTAGTACGTATCAAAGTCAAAGTCCGGTTCATCAAACAAACTAACCACACCAAGAAACTCACTGAGATCGTATATAGCAAACTCTCGTGGAAACTCCTCTTGGACAGCAGCTTGAGCAAGCACCGTCTTATTCTGAGACACGGTTCGAACTATGTTACCCTTAGACACACACAGCGTTGGGTTGATGGTAGAGAAGTTCTTTAGTACTTGGAAAGTACGTTGTGTAAGTTTCATCGCTTGACCTTCTTAACCTTGTTGATATCAACAGTAGCCGATGCACCAATCTGAGCGAGGTGCACTAACGATCCACCGAAGAAGAACGAACCCATATGAGTAGTCTTCATCCAAGGACACAGCCAAACCTTAATACCAGCCTTACGAGCCCACTGACAGAACATATAGTCCTCGGAAAGATATCGCTTACTCTCTTCGTCAATCACAGTATCAAAGTAAGCTGTGATCTCGCGGCTGCCATCAAAGTCCTTAGTGCGTACGTGGTCTGGAAGATACTTTTGCTGTGGATATGCTTCATCGAACTTCTCGAAGGCTCGCTTTTGGATCATCATAAATCCAGTACCACCTTCTAGTACTTCGACTGGCTCGTTGAGTTGGAATGTGCCAGATCCAGCGGCTGGGTTGAATACAAAGTCACCAACAAAGTTATCCAGCTCGTTTGGATTGTCGTCAGCATATCCTCGATCGACAGCATCCTTGATCTTCTCCCAAGCAATCGTCTTCTTAGGATAAGGAGCACACATAATATCATAGTCACTTTCTTCACTCATAAGAGCAAGCATAGCAAGCACATCATTAAAGTCAAATCCAATGTCACTATCCAGGAAGATCATGTGAGTGCAATCTGATCGCATGAACGTATCAACACAGTAGTTACGTGCTCGAGTAATCAGCGACTCATTAAACAAGTAGAAGAAGACCAACTCCACTCCATACTTTGCAGCTGCCTGTGCAAGGTCAGTTGATGACTTGGTGTAAGTGCCAGCACACATACCACCGTACATTGGAGTACATACCATCAGCTTTCGCTTACGCAGATCTTCAATACTAACTTCAACTTCCATTAACTTTCTCCATACTTTTGATCGTGCTGCTTGCCGACACCGTAATCACCATCATACTGGTTTAGCGCTTCAGCTTTAAATAATAAGAACTGTCCTACACGAGTTCCACGTTTGATTCTAATTGGTCCATTGTTTACATGAAGAACACCAGCCATGACACCCTCGTACCCAGAGTCATACAGTCCGGATGTGATAAAGCATCCGTTACGGTTTAGACTTGAACGAGTAATTACCCACCCAGCTTCATCATCGCCAATACAAACAATACCTTCCATGATAATCTCATAACTACCCTCATCGAGTCTCCACCAGTCATCGGTAGGTTGAATCTCTCTTGACTCGCGATGAGTCTTCTCCTCTTCACTAATTACAAACACTTGACCATACGTCTGGAATATTTTATCCACACGCAGGTCGATTGCATTTGGTTGTACTTGATCGCCGTCGAACTTACTTAGGGACGATTTCGAGTTTGGTGATGCTAGATGAATCATCGTCAAATGTGTCCTGTGTAAAATACCATAACAAAACAATATAGTGAATTGCTTTAAGCAAATCCTTCTTATTGTGTCCTTCTTTCTTACCGTACCGCATCAAGTACTTGATAGCAGTATCCCGACATGTAGTATCGACAGACCCAAGAGTCTGCCATACATCAATTGTCTGAATATTGTTCTGCTCTTGGCCTGCTAGCTCACCAACATAGTGACCAGCGTAGGTAGATTCAAGATAAGTTAATGCTTGGGCTAGAATTTGATCTTCATTAAATCTAAACTTCTCACTCATTAGAACAAAGCCTGTCAATGTATGTCATATTATCAAGTGCTGTATTCACCAGGCTAGTATCATCTGTATGGAAGTTAAAGTCAACTTCTTTCTCAAACTTTCCATCAATAAGACCAGTAGGTGATCCATCAAACCTTATACCATTAAGACCAGTCCACACACCAGCACTGCTATCCCATGTATCGATAGGGAAGTGCTTAACTAGATCGATCTCATTGGGTCCATCAACCATACCAAGCATATGGATCTTCTTTTTATTCATTACTACGTTACCAAAGAAGCCCATACGCGTTAGCTTTGTCAGTACTTTCCATCGACTAACAAATCGCTGTAGCTTATTGTCCTTCTCTACTCCATAAGCATTAGGCACGCCAAGGATAGAAATACCAATGTAGTCTACATGATGGATCCTTGATGCCCACATACACGTCTCGAGATAATCTCGGATGTTACCAATCTCAGATTGTGGTACAAAGAAGGTACCAAACCCAGCTTCACGTAGCTGAGGTGCCATGAAGCAAGCTGCACTAATAGTACGCTGACCTGACTCACCTGGATAGTCTGACATTACAATGTAGTCCGCATCGATCTTCTCACCCATCTCAATCAGCTTGTT